GCCGACCAACCTAGATAGCCTACTGTGTACATCAGTGCAGCTATCAAAAACGTGCGGTAGGCTAAAACTACAAATAGTTTCATTTGCCAGGCTCCTTTGTGCTGGGTGCTGCGGCCAGCATTGCTTTGTAGATGCAGACTGCGACAGTTCCCTTTGGCGGGGTGTGGTCTACGTCTGGTACTTCCTTGGTCAACCAATCAGTTATCTGGCACTACAAGTTGCCAAACTTTTCAGCCCACCACCATCCGGTCTTTAGCGCAATCCATATAGCACCGGCAAGCAGCCCGATCAGCAGAAATGGTGACGCGAAGAAGCCAAAAAGCACGATGTAAATGATTTTCGAGTAAATGTTTGGTTTCATGGTTTCTCTCCAGTTTGTTCACCAGCCCGATAACCGGGCGTTCGACTCTGCGTTACACCCTGGCCCCATGGTGTATTCCTTTCATACGGCAGACTTGATTGAAAGGGAATTACTACTCGCTCAACTTTCACCGATTGGCTTGGCTGCGCCTGTTGGCATTCGTAGCAAACCGCGTATTTGCGCTCAGGTACATTTTTCGGGGAATCCGTGTCCCCCATGTGCCCACCGCACTTCGCGCAGTAATAGGGCGTCTGATAGCCGCTTGACACAGAGTTGTCGTGCCCATAGTCGGTCTTTTCGTTTGGACGGTCTACGTTGTGCGGGTTGTCGTTTTCCGGCTGGAATGGCTCCACCGGGGATGCGCCTGATGCTGCGAACAACGGCATCTCGCCGGTAACATTCGATCGGCTAATATTTAACTGCCAGTAGCCACCCTCACCTTTGGCTTTGACGTAATACCGCCACGCCACCGGCTCCTGCTTCTCCAACTCAGCCAGCCGCGCAAGTGCTTGGTCACGCTCCGCAGCGACAACATTGCAGTGGTCGGAGTAGTATTTGCGTATGCGCTTTGCATCTTCCTTGAACCGCAAAAGCTCAGCCTGCAAAGCTTCCAGCTTGTCCAGCAGCGCAATAACCGTAGCAGGTTGGGCGGCTGCAATGTAGTTGCGGTTGTCTTCTTCTGGTTCGTACTTTCCTAGCGTGGCTTCAACACGGGCAATACGGTGTTCGCCCACAAATACGCCATGGTGCTTAGATTTCCATTCACCCGGCGTAGCAGCCTCAGCCAGCGCCCGCAAGTGCGAAAAGTCTTGTGTGTCTGTGGTCATGGTGTCAGTTCCTTGTTATCTAAATCGCGGGATGCACTCACCGAGCTTTATCACCACCCAGAGGGCCAGAGGAAGAAAGACGATGAAGCCACATACAAAGCCAACGGCAAAATAAATCCACTCGGTCATGGTGTTTCCTTTTGGATTGCGGCGCTGGGGTAAGTTTTCTGCTCTATAGCAGCCTTGTGAATCCTGCACACTCGTGAATGCCCGGTGTTTTGCTCTGGCTGCCAGTTGTCAAAATCGCAGTTGCAGCGCATGCCGCTGTTCTTCAGTTCTCGCGCAATATCGCGTAGTGTTGTTGCTGAGTCCATCGCAGCGCCTGCGGTTTGTAGGGTGTTCATGGTGCGTCCCTTGTTGATTTTGGCTTCTCGCAAAGGCCGCGCCATTTGTCGCATTGGTAAGAATAGCTGGCGTAATCGCCTTTTTTGCAACGTGCTGCTTGATCGGCTGTGAGACACCACCAACTCCATGCAATGCCGTCCCACTTTTGGTAGCCTACTGATGCACCAGACATAAGCATGTAAACGCCTTTCCGAACTGGCTTTATCGTGCCGTCAAACCACGGTGTTAGTTCTTTTTCGTTCATCTCAACTCCTTAAATATCGTCAGTCATCCACCACTTACCAGTAACCACCCTGCACACGCACATAAACACCAGACCCCACAGGGCGATGATTACTGCGCCGACTAGGGCGGCTAGTAGGTGGTGTGGTTTCATAAACTCTGCCAATCCGGCCTGCTATCAGCACACAAATTCATCCAGCCGGTGTACTGCTTTGGCGTCTTGACCTGTTCACGCCTAGCCTTGTCTTTAATGCTCCGGCAAAGGTTGCACATTGATCTAGGGCGGTTGTTCCCGTCCTGAGTTGCAAAGTGAACGACAGGCTCAGACTTTCCGCAGCATTTGCATGTGTGGGGCATGGCTTCACCTTGTTAATCTGTTTGCAATTCGTGTAGCGCTTTGTCCTGTGCTTCCATCGCAACGCGGTGTTTATTTAGTGCTGTGCGCAACTTGGATGGCAACTTGCCCCACAGGAATAAACGTTCTTCCTGATCTTCAACGCCGATGTACTCGCCATACGCGCCAACAATGTCTTCTGTGTTGAATCGCTCAATGACGGCACTCGCTACGGCTTCCAAAATCTGCTTACGATCAACCGAAAGATCGTCACCGATGCCGCCTAACGCTGGCTGCTTCACTGCGATGATTTCGCCCATTGCCTTGACCGGCGCGGCAAGCTCTGCGAGTCCTTCGCCTGAATCGGTGTTCAGATGGTGAATAGCAGCGGCCAAGCGATCAGACTTCGGCCAATACTTGTATGCCTGTTTCACACAGGTCTTCTTAATCATCTCGCCTTCGTCAGATGCCCACGGACCTTTTTTACCGTTCTTCCAGGCGCTTGACCGATCACGGATTGAGTACACATCCCCGATTGACATTGTGTGTGTTAGATATTCACCGTCCGAAGTCTTGACAACAACGTACACGCCGACCAGCACACCACGCTCAGTAGAGAACGGGTTGAACGAGTGCACGGGCGGCTTGTCGTACCCAATGAGTGCAAATGCATCGCTAGAGTAAACAAGCGCGGCCTGCGCCCATTTAACGGCACCGGCAGACATTGCCAAGTCCATTAAGCCCATGTAGCTAATGTCTAGGCATATCTTGCGATCACGTGGGACTAGATACGCCTGCTTTTTGGCAGGGTTCAAACTAATGCCAATGGCTGCAATGTTGGTTACTGCATCAATGACCGACTGTCGGTTATTCATTGCCGTAGTCATTGCAAAATCATTTGCCGACAGTAGCTGCATGGCAAACCCGGCTTCACGTTCAAAGCTGATCGACTTGTCAGCTAGTACGGTGTCAAACTGTTCTCGGACGCTGTAAATGTCGCCTGAGATTGTTGTTAGTGCTTGTGCTGAGTTCATGCCTTCACCTCTACTAGTGTTCCAAAATCATCCACAACCGCACGGCCATCTTTAGAGAACTGCGAGTGACCGCAGACCCACCATTTGCCCCATGCTTCGTTTAATGGCCTCCACCAGCTAAACGCGCCGGAAAATCCGCGTGCGTCTTCTACATATCCTTTTTTCATTTCATACCCCATTGGTTAGCTCCAGCCCGTACCCGTGGCCGGTTGTTGTTGTCTTCGTTCGTGCGCTTAAGCATTTCCTCTACATCGCGCTTTGCCTGTTGTTCTTCCTGCTCTGCGCTTGGCAACTGGCTATCAAGCCACCAGATAGCGCCAACGATGAACACGAACAGTAGGGCGAGTGGAATTAGTCCGGCGTAAGTCATACATCCCCCCACACAAAAACACAGTGATAAAGAGTGACCATCGCTGCAAGATAGGTGCAGCACAGAACGCGCTCGTAAGCGGTTAGCTTTTTCATTCCTGCTCTCCAATCGGGTCTGCGTCATCAGAACGCTCGTCTTGCAATTGCTCAATTGCATCAGCCCAAGAATCGGCGTAAGCCGTCGCAAGTGCTTCGCGGTACGCTGCAACCAATGGGCAGTCAGAGCGCTCCAGAAGGGTCATCAGTGCAGCCTCTGGGCCTGTATTGCTGCTGTAGTCCCGCACTACTTCAACCAGCGGATACTGGTCAATGAATCCACCGACAGCAGCACCGCGAAACTTGACGAACGGCACCGACAAGCTAGATGCGCTGACCTTGCGAATTGATTCGGTCAAAGTCTCTGTAATCTCGTCACGCACTCGGGTCGATTTGTCTTTGCCGTAGAAGCGGTTTAGCTCTGCGTCAGTGGGTGCTCTGTCCCATGCTGTGGTTGGCATACGTGCATTCATGATTCCGCCCTCAATACTTGACGTTGTGAGAATCAAAAAAGGCGCGAGCCGACTCAGTCACAAAGTCACTGTCAGCAAGAATTGATTGAACCGAGCCAAACCAGTGATTAATAAACTCGTCAGTAAATTGGCCTTGTACAAAGCTGCCGCCAAGAGTTGCAGCAGCGTTATCGCAAGCCAGTCCATCTACATCCATAACGCCAAGGCACCGAGTCCGCTGGCACATTTCAAATAATTCACGCTTTGTTGGGTTGGTCATTTCGCTACTCCTGGTTGTTTGCTGCGATGTAGAGACTGTAATACGCAAATAAGCGCAACGCAATAGGTTTTTGCAAATAAATTAAAAATAAATCGCTTGCGATGTTGCAAAAAGCGTATTACTATCTACCGCATGAAAACAAATCAACCAACTGTAAACAACAGCATACGCCTTCCGGTATCCTACTGGGCCAAGCTGCGTGCTGTGTGGCAAAAATCAGGCGGCGGATGGTTATTAAAAGCCATTGACCGGGAACATAAACGCATTTTTGGGGCGACCAAATGAAACACGCCCTAGCCCTTGCCGTATCTATCCTAGTCGCTGGCTGTGGCGCTCAGTCAAAGCCGCTGAATATCTGCATGCAACCAAGTGACCGCGTGATTGCAATGGCGAACTGTGACGCAGTTATCCAGCCACTCGGCGAGACGGACCCCATTAAGTCAGCAGCAGCACAAGCCGCACTAGGCCCAAACGTGATCGGCTGGACCCTTGGCGAAGTGCCAAACGAAAAAGCACGCGCTCAAGGTGCGATCACTGATGACATGGTTGCACGCGCTCCGGCTCTATTGGCTGAAATGGCGAAGTACCCAAACATCAAGTGGGTTTTTGTAGCTGATGAACTGGGATGGTGCGACACAAAGACATGCCTGTATGACTACCTTCCGCAACTGGTCTACAAGGCACGTCTAGCACGTGCAGCGGGTAAGAAGGTTCTTATCTCCATGCAGCCCGGCATCTTGACGCAGTACCCCGATGCAGTAGTGGACGGCATCAATGAAGTGGACGGGATTGTTTTTGACATTTACCCATCCATTCCTTACCCCGCCGACTTCGGCAATTGCAAGCTGAACGACAACCCCTATTCGACTGCGCTGCATTGCTCTGTTGAACGAGTCCGGCGCATGGGCTTCAAGGGCGCGATTGTCTATGCCGCTCAGGGCTTCAAGCTGACCACAGACGACGACACATGGCTCAAGAAACAACTGCTTCTACAGCAGGAAACCCTGCACAACGCCACAGCTTACGGCGCTGATGCGGTAGTCGTTTTCGGATGCCACAAAGACGCCTATTTAGAGCGCGTTGAACCCAATTTGGTGCCTCTATGCGGCACTCAATACGAAGCGTTAGTAACACCATAAAAGGAGTAGAGATATGAATTGCAAAGAAGGTGATTTGGCGATTGTTGTTACCAGCTACCACAACAACCACGGAAAGATTGTTAGATGCTTGAAATGCGTGACCTATCAATTTTTCTATACAGGAAAACAGGCGGCATGGATTACTGAGCCTATGTTGTCAAACGCTGCTGGAAATGAAATCCCGACAGCGGACCATCAACTTCGCCCAATCCGCAACGAACCCGGCGCAGACGAAACCCTTAGCTGGAAAGACGTCCCGCAAGAGGTGGCAGCATGAACTTCGCCAAACCTCTCGGCCCTTTTGCGATCTTGTACGAAACACGCAAGACACCAGCACCCGCGCCACGCAAGAAAAAATACAAGACCAAGCAAGAGCGTGCAGTCATTGCTCTGGAAACACCAGCAGAACGCCGCACACGCCATGCAGCAGAGCGACAAGCAGCGATGGCTGCGATTCTGCGCAAGAACCCCTATTCCGAGATCGCCATATCAACCCCTGGCGCAGCAGACCGCGCTAACGCACTACGGAGAGCAGCTATATGACTCAGCATGAACAACTAGCAAAAGTCCTGCGCATATGGACTTCGCCCATTGATGCATTGAAGAAGGTAGGAACTATGAAGCTGGCAACACGCATTGGAGAAATGCGCCGCGCTGGATATGAGATTCAAGACCGTTGGGTTGAAGCCAATGGGAAACGTTTCAAGGCATATCGCCTGAAAGCAAAAGCCGCTACCTGCGCCAACAAGTAACGGCCTTCTATCACTACCAACAAAGGAAAAATGGCAATGAATGAGCGTATTTTATTAGACCCGGTAGATGAATGCAAATCTGCACTTTTTGACATTTCACAAATGTCTATTGTGGAAAAAGTAGATGCAATCAATAGGTTGCGTGAGTTAATTCACCAGATAAGTCCATTCTCATCTGAGCCTGTTGATTACGTTAAGTGGGTTCGCAATCCACTGGTTTATGCAAACGACTACAACCCCAATAGCGTTGCGCCTCCAGAAATGGAGCTTTTACGTCTATCCATTTCTTCTGATGGCTACACACAGCCTATTGTCTCCATGCCAGATGGTGAAGGCTATGAAGTAATCGACGGGTTCCATCGTCACCGTGTCGGCAAAGAGTGTGCAGACATTCAATCCAGAGTTCACGGGTATTTGCCCCTGGTGCAAATTCGCTCAAGCCAAAAAGACAAAAGCGACCGTATGGCCGCAACTATTCGCCACAACCGCGCACGTGGTGAGCATCGCGTTGACTCAATGGCTGAGATTGTTGTTGAACTGAAGCGCCGCTTTTGGAACGACGAAAAGATCGCCAAGGAATTAGGCATGGAACCAGATGAAGTATTGCGCCTAACGCAAGTTACTGGCCTTGCTGGTCTTTTCCAAGACCGCGAGTTTTCAGAAGCATGGGAAGCCGACACGTTGCGAGAAGTGGAGGGCGAGGATGCTCAAGATCAATGAGTCTCAGCCTTCTGCTGGTGAAGTTTGGCATCCATTCTTTGAACTTGAGGAAGCTGAGTCACGCATGTGGAGCAACGTTTCCAAGCGTGCTACTTGGCTAAAGCTGGCGGAGACATTCACTGGAGATGCAGAGCTTTACGGTGAGTGGATGCTCCGTGTCATTGAAGCATGGCCTAAGTCATGTGAACACAACCTGACTAAAGGTGGCGACAAGCGGCCTTGGATTGGTCATGCGGCTGTTGCGCTGGCAATTGGATGCCCGGAAGACATTGTCAGAGCGGCATGGGGCAATTTAAGCCAGGAACAACAAGACGCCGCAAACAAAAAAGCAGAAGAAGCAATAGAAATCTGGAGATCAAAAAATGCCTAAAAGAAACCTAGGAGTGAATGTATTAACCGCTGCACAGCAACGTATTGAATGGACGTTTGACAACTTTCCTCGCATCTATTGCAGTTTCAGTGCTGGCAAGGACAGCGGAGTTATGGCGCATCTTGTGTGCCAGGAGGCGCGTAAACGTGGCCGCAAGATTGGCCTGTTCTTCCTTGATTGGGAAGCGCAGTTCACCGCAACCATTGATTTTGCGCGTGAGATTTTCACTGAGTACGCAGACTGCACAGAAGCGTACTGGTGTGCGGTTCCTATCAAGACATGGAATGCCGTTTCCATGTATCAGCCCGAATGGACTGCTTGGGACGAAACCAAGCGAAACCTTTGGGTGCGAGAGAAAGAGCCAATCAGCATCAAAGACACAGACAGCTTTCCGTTCTGGTACGAGGGAATAATGTTTGAGGAGTTTGTGCCTACCTTTGGGCAGTGGTACGCACAAGGTGAACTGTGTGCTGCATTTGTCGGCATCCGAACGCAAGAGAGCTTAAACCGCTGGAGAACGATCGCGCGTGAAAAGCCAATGTATCAGGGTAAGCACTACACAACAAACGTAGTTGAAAACGTGTGGAACGTATACCCGATTTACGACTGGCAGACAGAGGACATTTGGACTTACCACGGCAAGACAGGAAAGAGCCACAACGCCCTGTATGACCGTATGCATCAAGCTGGTTTGACTCTGCACCAGATGCGGATTTGTGAGCCTTTTGGAGATGAATCACGCAAGGGCTTGTGGCTGTATCAGGTGATCGAACCTGCAATCTGGGCGCGTCTTGTGTTGCGTGTGAATGGCGCAAATACTGGGAAGATGTACTCAAACGAGCGCGGCAACGTGATGGGGAATCACTCCATTACTTTGCCCAAAGGTCACACATGGGAGAGCTTCGCCCTGTCTTTGCTGAATAGCACGCCACCAACAACTGCACAGCACTACAAAAACAAGATAGCCGTTTACATCAAGTGGTGGACATCGCGTGGATACCCAGACGGAATACCTGACGAAGTTGAACTCAAGATTGAAAACGCAGGTAAGGCACCAAGCTGGCGAAGGGTCTGCAAAACATTGCTGAGAAATGACTATTGGTGCAAGTACCTTGGATTCAGTCCAACCAAGACAAGCGCTTACCAAAAGTACACAGATTTAATGGCAAGACGCCGAAAGTCTTGGAACATTTTTAACGAAGATTTGCAAAGCGCCAATTGACATTTACATATCAAGTGGCAAAATGTTAACCGAACCCAGGCACTGCGGATTGATCCCCGCAGTTGTGGCGAACCTTCCGCGCCCGCCTGGTGATTCTTTTCGGAAGTACGGAACGGCATGAACTTTTACCCACATCATATCGGCGACTACAAGGCCGCTACTGCCCACCTCTCAAACGAGGAGGATTTGGCATATCGTCGCTTGCTTGAAATGTACTATGACACAGAGAAAAATATCCCACTGGATACCCAGTGGGTTAGCCGTCGGTTACGCATTGGTTCTGATGTTGTGCAAAATGTGCTGAATGACTTTTTTGTGTTGTGCGATGACGGCTACAAGCATGTCAGATGCGATGCCGAAATACTCGAATACAACCAAAAAGCAGAGATTGCTAGGCAGAATGGAAAGAAGGGTGGCCGTCGTAAGTCCGCGCCAGCAAAGGAAAAGAACCCAGCGGGTTCCAATCCGGTTAGCGACGGGTTAGCAAAACAAACCCAGGCCCTAGCTAACCATGAACCATTAACCAGTAACCATAAACCAGTATTAAAGAATACAAGCGCACCGCCTGACGGCGTTTCGCCAAAAGTTTGGGCCGATTTCCTCAAGACCCGAAAAACCAAAATAACAGACACAGCGATTTCCGGAATACGCCGCCAAGCTGAAAAGGCTGGAATCTCTTTGGAGGCAGCTTTGGAGACAAGTTGCGCCAGAGGATGGCAATCGTTCCGGGCCGAATGGATTAAAGAGGCTCGGCAAGGCACCGCAATGCCCGCATGGCGCGTCGAACAACGCAACAGAACCCTGGAGGCAGTCCCGAGCATTTCGGAGGCTCCTGCACAACAATTTTTTGAAGTAGAGGCACGCGATGTCACTCCCGCAAGACTGGGTTAACCGCATTTTTGACAAGCTGACGCTGACCTATGGCCAATCGTTTTTGGACCGTTGGCGAGACATTGACCTGAAAGCTGTAAAGGCTGATTGGGGTTTTGAACTGGCGACATTTGAAAAAGTACCGCACTGCATTGCTTTTGCTTTGGCAAACCTTCCTGCAACTTCGCGGGGTCCTAGTGTTGTGGAGTTCAAAGCACTTTGCCGACAAGCGCCAGAGTTGGAAAAGCCACGGTTGCCAGAGCCGAAGGCAGACCCAGAGCGGGTTGCGGCTGAACTTGCAAAGCTGGCACCAATCATTGCGCAAACAAAAGCAGCGGACCCCATGAAATACGACAGCCGAGCATGGGCTAAAAAAATCTTAATGGAACACAAAGGCGGCTTGCGCAGGACCCCGACTGTTGTAGCGATGGCGCGTCGTGCGATGGGGGAAGAGGCATGAGCTACGAACAAGCAAACCAAATCCTAGATGCAATACGCGCAGGTCTAGGCGGTCATTACACGATCGGGCAAATCAGATTTGCTCTGCGCCTTACTGGAGATATTGAATGAATGAACGCGAGACAGCAGCGATTCTTAGAACACCTGATCGACGTAGCAACCGGACGGGGCAGGAACATACCGCCACAGAAACAAACAGCTTGGGAGATGGCGAAGGCATACGCATCAACCCCGCATTCCGAACTGGTGGAACTACCGCGCCTGCTGACCGAGGCGATGAACTCCGCGAAATCGCAACCAACCTTGAACGGCTCTGCATCGAGTACGCCTGCCACTCGCGGATAAACGGTGTAGGCAGCGAAACACGCGCAGCATGGAGCGCGTTTAAGGCGCAAATTGAGCGATTGAAGGGGGCAGCGTGATGGAAAACATGCGGCTTGGTGGCGAGTCAATAGTGCCTAGATATGCAAGCGAAGCAAAAAAGCTGATTGGTAAACGTGTTGAGTATTTGCGCCAGTCTGACATTGACAAAAGCGGCAGGGGCTACTACTTCCCGCGTGTCGGACGTGTTGAAAGCGCAACCGGCAGAAATATTGAGATTGACGGCGACTGGGTGTCTTTGTCTGAGTTAGTCGAAATGCGGGAGGTTGCTAAATGCTGACCACCAAAACCCGCAAGTGCCGTGCCTGCGGCAATCCTTTTGCCCAGTACCAATCATTTGTAACTTGGTGCAGCCCTGAATGCGGCGCAGAGATAGCCGCTAAGAAAATTGCCAAGATCAAGCGCGAGGAAGCAGTGATCGTGCGCAGGGCTGACAAGGTGAAGAAAGAAAGCCTCAAGCGCCGCGCTGATTGGCTGGCAGAAGCGCAAACCGCCTTTAACGCATGGGTAAGGCTGCGGGACGCCGGTAAGCCGTGCATCTGCTGCGGCAAGCCAACGCTGCAAGACCGCCCAGGTGGCGCGGTGGATGCCGGGCACTACCTATCGCGTGGTTCATCGCCGCATCTTCGCTATGACGAGCGCAACGTACACGCACAGCGGAAAAGCTGCAACCGACCAGGAGGCACAACGCGGGATTCGTTTCGCGCCGGAATGATCGCACGCATTGGACTGGAAGCAGTTGAAGCACTGGAAGCCGACCAGACCCCGCGCAAGTACACCGTGGACGAACTGAAGGCCATCAAGGCGAAATACACCGCACTAACGCGGGAACTAAAGGAGAAATCATGGACATCGTAAGGATGCTGTTTGCGCTTGCATGTGGAACTGCTGCGGCTGGGGTGCTTTTATTTGGCGCGTACCTTTCCGCGTGTGCTGGCGCTGGGCGCTGGTTGACTTTCAGCGAATGGTGGGGGTAAGGAAATGACCACATGGCTAAAAAAGCTACGCCTGTACCTGCTGCGTCGGCAGTTGAAGGCTGTTAACCGCAGGCTAGGCGCGTTTGGCGTGACTCCATACACACATCAGGTGCTAGCCCTTTGCGACTTTCGCGCCGACCTTATTAACCGCATAGCAGAAATCGAGAAGACGCTATGAACCGCCAAGAAATCATCGCAATGGCCGAGGAATGCGACCTAACGGACAAAGACCTAGGCCAAGGAATGACGGACTACGGCAATGCGACTGAGGCGATATTGAAATTCGCCGCCCTAGTAGCCGCAAAGGAGCGGGAGGAATGCGCTCTCTTGTTCAACCAGCCACATTGGGAATACGCGGGGGATGAAATTCAATCAGCCATCCGCGCAAGAGGCCAGCAATGAGCGCCAACAAGCTAACCATGCCCATGTTCAACGAACAGCAGGGCTATCAAGTAGTTCAAACCCTATGGAAGCAAGCCAAGGCCCATCTGAGCGCCGGTAGACGCATGGTGATGACGCTGGCACCAGAAACACGCAGCACAGCGCAGAACGCTCGACTGTGGGCAATGCTGACCGAGATAAGCGCTCAAGTTGATTGGTATGGCCGCAAGTTGTCGCCAGAAGAATGGAAGCACGTATTTAGCGCGAGCCTCAAGAAGCAGGACGTAGTGCCAGGACTGGACGGCGGCTTTGTAGTGCTGGGCCTATCCACTTCAAATATGACTAAGGGCGAAATGGCTGACTTGCAGACCTTAATGGAAGCCTTTGGAGCGCAAAAAGGCGTGAGATTTACGGCAACTGAGTTTGATAGCTACTAATTGTGAATCATGCCAAGACCTAAACCACCACACCCACTAAAGCCGCGAGAAGTTCGCATGTCGGACGAGGAATGGCAAGAGTTTCGCGCAATGGGCGGCGCTGCTTGGTTGCGAAAGATGATGCAGACCAGACCAAGACGCTATTACGAAGTATTTCAACGACCACAGGGGACCGCATGAACCAGTACGGATGCCACAACCGCAAACCCATCGTCACCTTTGGCGCTACATCGTGCCAATACACCAAGACACCACTAGGGCAAGCTGATAAGAAGTGTGAAGGCTGCAATGAATCTGGGGCTAGGCCAGCTACCCAAGAGCAATGGGCGGCATTTGGCAAGCAATGCAGGGATAACGCCAAGGCTATAGGAGACGCAATAGCTCGGCATTTTGATTGCAACAAATGGAGCGACTGCGCATGAAAGACGACACAAACGAAATATTGTCAGCACTTTTGTGCGACTGGCACCGTTGGGCATGCGGTTACAAGCATGTGGGGGGCATAAACACCTCTCCAATGTTCCGCGAGGTAAAGACCGGACGGCAATGGGACACGCTTGATGAAATAGTAGACAGCGACATAGAACACAGCCGCATGGACGCCTTAGACCACATCATCATGCAACTTTGCGATGTGTATAGGACCGCGCTACAGATACAGGCAAGGAACCTGCACACCGGACGCAGTGTTTGGAGTAGCGCTAGACTGCCAGCAGATGAAAAGGCCAGGGCTATTGTTCTGGTAGACGCTAGATCGGCTTTGTTGGGCAAATTACGTGATGCGGGGATAATGTGATGTTGATTGATATAGGCAGGCAAGAGGCAGAAGCGCTGGTGGATTTGCTGGAGCAACAGGATAGGCCGTGGCCCTTGGATACTCTAGCGGCCCATTTGCGCGAGAAATTCGGCATGGTCACAAAGGAGCGGGAAGCTGAGTACAGGGCGCAACAGGCGGCGAAGAAGTTAGGGTAAACACTTAGTTGACACATAGAAATAATGTGTGGTAGAGTCCGCACCAGTAGGACAAGTGCCTTCAAAATTTAGCCCCTTCAATGGGGCTTAGGCAATGAATAGTGTCGCAACCTTTCATGGCCTAGTGCCCCTAAAGCCGCTTTGTAGCAATACAGGCGGCTTTTTGCATTCTGGCGGCGATCTTCACACCTCATGCGCTCTTATGCCTAAGTGATCGACCGCCAGAACCTAGCAGACCCAGGCGCGTAGTAAAGCCCGTGAAAAACCGGTGACTCTGGGTGAAGAAGAACCGCGCACCCATTTACTCCTTGGTTGGTTTTTGAAAAGTTCCAACCCTTGCAACTCCGCAGCAATGCCGAGTTGCTTTTTTATTCCTTCGATACCCACACGGATTCGATATGACAGCAAACACAACACAGCCGAAAAATTCGGGTAAGTTCGGAAAAGGCAACCCCGGAAAGCCTAAAGGCGCAGTGCAAAAAAGCACAGCCGCAATCAAAGACATGATTAAAGCCGCTTTAGAGCAGGCTGGCGGCGTTGATTACTTGGTAGAGAGGGCTAACGACCCGCGCACAGCTTCGGCGTTCCTAGGCTTGGTTGGCAAAGTTATGCCCATGCAGGTGACGGGCGCTGACGGTGGCCCGGTAGAGGTTGGCGTCACATTCCAGGTGGTAGGCGTTGCCCCGAAAACTTGAAGTACCAATTGCCTTACTGCCACTATTGCAGCAACAGGCTCGGTACAAGATTGTCCACGGTGGCCGTGGATCTGGTAAGAGTTGGACGGTAGCTAGGCTATTGGTTCTGATGGCGGCTAGTAAGCCTATCCGGGTTCTATGTGCTCGGGAGACTCAAAAGAGTATCCAAGAGTCAGTTCATAGGTTGCTCAAGGACCAGATCGAAACGCTAGGGCTTTCGGACAGGTTCGATATTCAAGAAACCCGCATTCTCGGGACTAACGGTGGCGACTTCGCTTTTGCAGGCATACGGCAGCAGGGCATTGCTAACCTAAAGTCTTTCGAGGGCACGGACGTTGTGTGGGTTGAAGAGGCTCAGGTAGTCTCCAAGCGTTCGTGGGATGTGCTTATCCCGACTATCCGCAAGCCGGGTAGCGAGATATGGATAACGTTTAACCCCGAACTGGACAGTGACGAAACCTATACACGGTTTGTCACGAACCCGCCAACGGGTGCATTAGTCATTGCTTGTAACTGGTCCGATAACCCTTGGTTTCCAGCAGAGCTAGAAGCCGAGCGCATTGACTGGCTCAAGCGTGACCCGGTTGGATATGAAACCGTATGGAATGGACGGTGCAGGCCAGCGGTAGAGGGCGCTATCTACGCGCAAGAGATCGATGCGGTTTTCCGTGAGTCACGGATAAGGAATGTTCCTTACGACCCAATGCTCAAGGTCCACACCGTGTGGGACTTGGGATGGAATGACTCTATGTCGGTCATCTGCGTGCAGCGTAGTGCCTCAGAGATTCGGATTATTGACTATATAGAAGATAGTCACCGGACGCTAGACAGCTACGTGATGCAGCTAAAGGATAAGCGCTGGAACTGGGGCACAGACTTCATTCCGCATGACGGACGCTCAAAAGACTTCAAGAGCGGCAAAAGCACTGAGGAAATTATGCAGGCACTAGGCCGCACGGTTCAGGTGCTAGGCCGCGACAACGTAGAAGAGGGAATCAGAGCCGCACGCATGCTCTTTCCTCGCACCTACTTTGACAAAGACAAAACACAGCCGCTGATTAATAGCCTGAAGCGCTACCGGCGACAGGTAAACCAGCAGACAAATGAACCCGGCGCTCCATTGCACGACGAACATTCACATGCAGCAGATGCATTTAGATATGTAGCGATGGCCGCAGAACTTATGTCCAACGACGATTACTCAGGGTCTATCAATTACCCGAAACTTTCATACGCCTAAATGCCTAAATCTACACCACTAACTGATGACGAACTGAGGGCGCTTACCGACCTCGAAATGCGTCAATCGGTAGGCTATTGGGCCGGTAAGCTGGCGAACCAGCGCCAGAAGGCAATGCAGTATTACTTGGCCGAGCCTGTGGGTGATCTTGCCCCGCCTGAAGTGGACGGACGTTCTAGCATCGTTGTTCCATTGGTGCGCAATACCATCGAATCAATGCTGCCGCAATTGATGGTTAAGTTTGCAGGATCTGAGCGTGTAGTGGAGTTTGAGCCGAATAAACCCGGCGACGAGCAAGCAGCAGAGCAGGCAACAGACTACGTTTCCTTCATCTACAACACACGTAGCAATGGCGAGAGCATCACCTACACATGGATGAAAGATGCGCTGATTAGCAAGAACGGCATTATCAAAGTCTGGTGGGACACACGCTCGGAAGAGAAGCGCGAAGAGTACAAGGCTCTTTCTGATGTTGAGTTAGCTCAATTGATGGACGACGACGAGATCGAAGTCACCGAGCAGAACAGCTATCCAGACGAGGAAGACGCGAAGCAGCGGCAGAAGGCACTAGAGCAGATCAACGCTCAGATGGCCCAAGCAACACAAGCCGCAGCGCAGGGCAACCAGCAGGCAGCGCAAGCGGTTCAGCAGTTCCAGGCGCAGATAGAGCAGATCAACGCGCAGCCTCCAAAGGTTCTGTTTGATGTTGTGTGCAAGCGCGTTAAGGCTGGCGGTAAGGTCCAAATTGACAACGTACCGCCCGAAGAGTTCCTGATTAACCGCGATGCAAAGAGCATCGAAACGGCTAGGTTTGTAGCGCACCGGGTACAGCGCACCATCTCTGATTTAAAGAGCATGGGCTACACGGATGTGGACGGCATTAGTGGAGACGACCAATCCACCTCCACAAACATGGAGCGCATTACTCGCCTGCAATACGACGATGAAATGGCCGCTAACGGTCAAGATGCAGCCTCTACCGTTGACGACTCGCAAAAGCGCGTATGGGTCACAGAGTGCTATATCCGAGTGGATGCAGACGGCGACGGGATAAGCGAACTGCGAAAGATTACCCGCGCTGGCGCTAAGTTGCTGGACAACGAGATAGTCGATTGCGCACCGTTCGTGTCTATTACGCCCGTGCCAATGCCGCACAAGTTCTTTGGGCTATCTGTTGCTGATCTGGCAATGGAAGGCATGCGGATGGAAACATCCTTAGTTCGTGCGAACTTCGACAATACATATTTGTCGGTTAACGGGCGGTACTTCGCGGTTGAAGGACAGGTAAATCTGGACGACCTGCTTACTTCGCGTCCTGGCGGCATTGTCCGCATCAAGCAACCCGGCGCGGCTGGCAGGCTTGACCAAGGCGCAGGCGATATGCAGTCGTCCATGGCTATGCTGGAGTACGTCAAGGGCTTCAATGAAGACTCTACAGGCTGGAGCCGATACAACCAAGGCACGGATGGCGACTCGCTGAACAATACAGCAACAGGCGTGAACATCGTTACCAACCGCGCAGATATGCGGCTTGACCTGATAGCGCGTAACTTTGCTACAGGGTTCCGCGACCTGTTCAACATGATTCTGAAGCTGGTAAGCCAAAACGCTACCAAAGGGGACGTTATCAATCTACGTGGTACGTGGGTTCCGATTGACCCACGCGAATGGCGCAACGGCTTCACAGCAACTATCAACGTTGGTCTTGGTAATGGCAACCGCGACCAGCAGATCAAGCAACTGATGGCGCTGTTGAACGAGCAGAAGCAGGGCATGCAGTTTGGCATTGCCACCCCTCAGAACGTGTACGCAGCAGAGCAAGAGCTAGTTAAAGCGCTGGGATTCAAGAACGGTGACAAGTTTTGGACAGACCCATCCAAGCAACCACCACAGCCACAACAGCCTCCATTGCCCATTCAATTGGAGCAGATGAAGATTCAGGCCGACGCGCAAAAGCATCAAGCGCAGACCCAGCAGGAGCAAATGAAGTTCCAGGCTGAAATGCAGTCAAACATGCAGCTTGAGCAGTTGAAAGCAGACGCAAAGCTACAAGAGACACGTGCACAGCTTGAATTGCAGGCTGCGAACGATCAGCGCGACAGCGAGCGCGAAGTTATGAAGGCGCAACTAGACGCGCAGCTTGAACAGCAACGAATCGAGTTTGAAAAGTGGAAAGCCGAGCTAGATGCCCGGGTAAAACTGCGCGTTGCTCAGATCGGCAAAGAAGCATCAGGCGATGAACTAATGGAAGAAATGGGAGACGATTTGCAGCCAAAGGTTAGCCCGTTGACGCAACTGTCAGAAATGCACGCTCAGACCTTGCAAGCTGTTGCAGCACTGGCAGAAACATTAGCCAAGCCTAAGCAGATCATCCGTGACGCAAACGGTACTGCGGTGGGGGTGACAAGTGCCTGATAACTTTGTAGCAAATCCCGGTTCTGGTGGGTCTACGTTCGCTGCTGATGATGTTGGCGGGGTTCTTTATCCAATTAGCAAGATTGACATAGGCGGCGATGGTGTTTCTAGCCCGGTAAATGCTGGTAATCCGTTGCCTGTTTCCGGCACGTTCTGGCCTGTTACGCAGCCTGTTAGCGCATCGTCTAACCTGCCAACGTCAAACAACGCCACAATATTCCAGTTCAGTTCTGGTAATACAAGCGTTACGCAACTCACAGCAGCAGCGACATTTCTCGGAGTTATTGAAACCGCGCTAGATCAACCGGCGATATCACTTTTATTGACCAGCGATCAACCCATCACGTTGACCGTTAAGCAGTACATTGATCTTGCTGGAAGTCGTGCTGTGCCGGATATTGTGTTTTACGTGGCTGCAAACGCTGGTTTTGCCAGGTCATTCACGCTGAATGGCAACTATGTACGAGTGCAAGCCACCAACACGGGCGCATCCACCACCACCACGTTTAGTTTAAACACCGCGTATGGTGATCTGGGCGACTCAGACAGTAGCGGCATCATGCCGGTGACCGAGCTTCCCTTGGTGCTCACCGGCGCAGCGGCGCAGACTGCCACCGTAAACAACATTCTTGGCCCAACGGCTGGCACTGCTGGCTTGAATGTGTCGGGCTATCGCGCTGCATCGGTTCAAGTGACTTGCACAGCCACTGGCGGCACCTTCATCTTTGAGCAGAGCAATGACAATGTGAACTGGGTGGCATTGCCCGTGTTTAACAGCGCACTGGTTACTGGCGTTGCTATCACAGCGGCAATCACAGCGACCAATAGCTCCATCATCTACAGCTTCCCGTTGCGTTGCAACCTGGTACGCCTTCGTATAGCAACGACATTGACGGGCGGCAGTGCTCAGGCGTTCACACGAATCGGGACAGACCCTTGGACGCCAGCTGTCAACCTTGTTGCACAGCCTTCCGGCGCTAACTTTTCAGCGACTGCAACGCTTGCCAACAATACCAATCTGGTTGGTGACGTAGGCCAGCAGTATCGGGGCAACGCGACAGGCGCGGCATCTGGTGCTCACATCGTAAGCGCGGCGAGCGTCAATGCAACGATTGTTAAGGCAAGCGCTGGCCGTGTTCTCGGCTGGAACTTGCTCAACACAACGGCAACTATTCAGTACGTCAAGCTGCACAACCAGACAACAAGTCCAACGGCTGGCGCTGGCGTGGTTAGAACTATCGGCATCCCTGCTAACGGCGTTAGAGAGATGGCTATTGAAGGCGGTATTGCTTTCGCTACTGGCATCGGCATGACCATTGTCACCGGCTCACCAGACGCCGATGCAACCGCTACAACGCTTGGGGCAGTCGTTGGCGATCTGTTCTTTGCCTAAAGAATTATCAACAGGGAGAAAAAATGGGAAAACCAGTCACTATCACTATGAAGCTGCGCGATGAGGAAAACAACATTATCGGCAACGTGCAGAACTCAGGAACCACGGAAGATGAAGGCTTGACCGTTGTGCTTGGCCTTGGCTACCTGCCAAACGTTGCAGCGGCTGCGGCATTGGGCGATGTAATCGTTGAGGTTGCAACAACTACGACAGCCACGTTTGAGCCTGTTGCGGCTGAGGCTGTTCCAGACGTTGAAAACAACATGCAGACGATCACGTTCACCCTGCCTTAAACGATGTGGATTCACCTACTAGCGCTTGAGTTAATAGACGGCGCTGGTGGTGAAGTAACGCCTGAAACGCCAACTGTTGGCGGTGGTTACGACGACGAGAAGACAAAAAAACCTGCAAAGAAAAGGTTTGTAGTAGAGCGTGACGGTAAGTTGCTGGTGTTCAACACAGCACAGGCCGCATTGGACGCGCAGCCCAAAAAGAAAAAGATCCAACCTGTTGAGGTTGTTGCAGAGCCGGAAGTTAAGACGGTTGAATTGCCAAAAGTGCGCCAATACGCTGCGGTTCTTAACCGAATTGAGGAATACAACACGGCATACAACGGTAAGCATTACGAGGCATTGATTGCCATGTTTACGACAATGCAGGCGCAGGCATTGAAGCGCATCCAGGACGAAGAAGACATACAACTTCTGTTACTAGCATGACCATAGAACAACAATTGCACGATGGCTCACGAGCCAAAGAGATATTGGAGAACGAGCAGTTCAACGCATCGTTTGACGCCATAGAACAGGAGCTATTAACAGCATGGAAAACATCGCCACAAAGGGACGCGGAAGGCCGCGAAAAGTTGTTCCAGTACCTAACGCTGTTGGGGAAGGTGAAGAGTCATCTAGTCTCAACGCTGGAGAGTGGGAAGTTAGCGGAATTGGAACTGACTCACCGACAAACGATGTACGACCGGGCGAGGGATGGGATTCGTTCGTTGATCGCGTAAAAGAACTTCACCGTACAACAGGTTGGCAAGTTCGCCAAGTGTGGCACCCAAAGCCATTGCTATCTGTCATTGAGCATCACAACGGTTCGATTGTTGTGACAAACGGAGAGCCAAAGGCATATTTAGCCTCAGGCGAGTACGTGGAAATCTAGCGCAAGGTCAACGCGCATGGATGGGCCGGAAGGCTCCTTTAGTTGACTACTCAAGGGTATCGCAGTGATGCGCCCCCAAGGAGTTTATTTTGAGCGAAGAAACAAGTGGTGAACTAACCACCGATTCAGCAGTACCAGCGTTTGCAGCCTTGCTAGACCCGAACTATGTAGCTGAACCAGAAGAAAAGCGGGAAGAAACGCAAGAGGCAGAGGAATCGCAAGATACACCTGAGCCCGAGCAAGAAGCCGCACAAGAGGAAGCCGAAGAAGCCGACGATCTTGAATCTTTGAAAGTCCCCGTAAAAATCAACGGCAAGACTGTGGAAGTTTCAGTAGCCGAGCTAAAGGCTGAATACGGCAAGGACAAAGCCTCGCAAGAACGCTTTGAACAAGCCGCAGAAATGCGCAAGAGTGCAGAAGCGGAAACGCAGAAAGCACAGGCCGAACGTGCCACCTATGCGCAAAACCTTCAACGCATGGCAGTACAGCTTGAAGGCGCTCTACAAGAGCAACACAAGACAGATTGGAACGCGCTACTTGAAAGCGACCCCATCGAGTACCTGAGACAGCAGAACCTCTTTCAACAGAGGCAGGCTGCTTATCAGCAAAACATGGCGGAACAGCAAAAGATGGCGGCGATGTTCCAGGCCGAGCAACAGCAGAACCATTTCCGACACCTACAGCAGCAGCAGGACGCACTCCTCGCCAAACTGCCAACGTGGAAGAGTGACCCCGCAAAAGCACAGGCCGAAAAAGCAGCGCTCAAGACTTACCTACTTGCAGAGGGGTACGCAGAGAGCGATGTGGATGGCATTGCAGATGCTAGGGCAGTTGTCCTTGCACGCAAAGCCATGTTGTACGACCAGATGATCGACAAGGCACGAGCAGCTACCAAGAAGGTAAGCACCTTGCCACAGCGTGTTCAACCATCCGGCAACGGACAGCAAAACCTAGACAAGCGCAGCGCAGCGTTTGGACGACTTTCCAAGACGGGAAGCGTAGACGACGCAGCAGCAGTTTTGCGCCAATTTTTCTAAACAGTTTTAAGGATTACCCAAAATGGCAGCACCAACCAATACCCTGCTGACTACAGCAGCAATCGGCAACCGCGAAGATTTGACAGATGTTATATACCGCATCAGCCCAACACAAACCCCCGTGTTGAACATGTCGGCCAAAGCCAAGGCGACCAACACATTGCACGAATGGCAAACCCAAGACCTCGCATCGGCTGCTGCCAATGCCCAGGCTGAAGGTGATGACCTGACAGCCGTAGCAGCTACCGTAACTGTTCGCCTGACAAACCGCACACAAATCTCTGCGAAGAAATTTGTTGTTTCTGGCACTCAGCGTGCTATGAACCCAGCAGGCCGCTCTGACGAATTGGCTTATCAGGCCAGCTTGAAGGCTCTGGAAATCAAGCGCGACATGGAGCTTGGCTTGACCCAGAATGACGTTTTGGCAACCTCCCCGCGTTCCTCGCGTGGCTTGCGTGGCTGGGTTGTTGATAACGTCAACAACAACGGCGGTACTTTGGCAAGCTACACAGCCAACACCGGCTACACCACAGGCACACAACGCGCATTCACTGAAGCGCAAGTCAAGGATGTGCTGCAAAAGGTGTTTACTGCTGGTGGAGAGCCAGACACCATCATGTTGCCGCCTGCTGCTAAGCAAACGTTCTCCGGCTTTACCGGCAACGCAACACGCTTTGATAAGTCAGAAGACGCCAAGCTGTATAGCTCGGTTGATTTCTACGTGAGCGACTTCGGCACGCTGCAATGCGTACCTAATCGCTTCATGGCTACACGCGAAGCCTTCGTGTTGCAGTCTGACAAGCTGGCGATTGCGTATCTGCGCCCGTTCCAGACAATCGAACTGGCAAAGACCGGCGACGCCGACCAGCGCGAGATTCTGGTGGAGTACACCTTGGAATGCCGCGCACCCAAGGCCCACGGCGCGATCTACGACATTCTGTAATCACTGACAGGGCCGGAGCCCTGTCTCTTTAGGAGATCAAAAAATGTCCGTAGATATTTCGCAAAACGCAGACAGCTCGCTTGATCTGGTTGGCCTGACAGCCGTTGCCAGCAATCCCGCTGGCCGTGGCTGGGTGCCTGTAACAATCAATTACGTTGCGTCCACAGTGGACAGCACGTTTTTTGTGGCTGACCGCGCTTATGTTGTCAAGGCCATTCGTGGCCGTGTTGACGTAGCTGGTACTGGCGGCGCTTGTACTGTGCAGATTCGCAAAACTGCCACAGCTACAGCCCCTGCATCTGGCACTGTTCTGCACTCTGGTACCTACAACATCGTAGGTACGGCCAACGCAAATCAAGCGTTGACACTATCCACTACAGCAAGCGATTTGCTGTTAGCCCCTGGCGATGCCTTGTCGTATGACTTGACAGGTACAGCAACCTCCGCAGTAGGCTCTATTACTGTTCACCTCTCACCGGCTTAACCCGGCAATCGGGGTGCAAAGCCCCGTTCTCTTTTATCTCTCACCGTCGTGATGACCTCGGAGTACTTATGTCTCAAACCTTCATTAGCAATCCCACGGTAACGGCTGTAGGATTTTCTGCTGCTACTGGCGCAGCGTCTGCACGCTCTCCAATTCCGCCAGATTCGTCGACGAATTTGCCGAGCTATGTCCGTGTGGCTGCTCGTAACGAATGCTACGTCAAGTTCGGTACGGTCACTGTTACTGCAACCGCTAATGACATTCTGATTCAGCCCGGCGACTCGCAGATATTCCAAGTACCAAAGGGCGTCACACACGTTGCATACATCCAAGGTACTGCGGCTGGTCAGGTAAACGTGGTACCGCTGGAAAACAGCTAATGAAATCCGTTATCAACAACGGGGACGGTACGACAACTACCGTAGCCCTAGAAGACGGCAAGCTCATTACAGGCACGACACAGGATTGCGACCCGTACATTGATCACGCTGCCCACATGCGGCGCGAAGGGCTGACAGGCTCCAAAGACATGAGGCTTGCTGCTTCGGTCCCGTATGTCGTAGTCGAAAAGTATTGCAACGAAAAAGGCATTAGCTTTCGAGAGTTCTCCGGCTCAGAAGAGCACAAGATCGCTTTCTTGAACAACCCTGATTACCGCGCCTTGCGAGTGTGGGAAGGGCGGGTCTAATGGCGCTCGCTAATTACGCAGATCTACAGGCAAGCGTTGCAAGTTGGGCGCATAGAACAGACCTGACGGCTGTTATCCCTGATTTTGTTGCGATGGCAGAAGCACGCATAAGCCGTGATCTGCGGTTGCGTAAACAGATCACCTCCGGCACATTAACTTGCGTTGCTGGTACGCAATCAGTAACACTTCCAACCGATTGGTTGGAGTTTGAGAACTTGTCAGTTGAGGCAAGCCCAACCCGGCAGTTGGTTTATGTGCCCATTGAGCATTTGGACGCGAAATATCCAACATCGTACACGGGCATACCTGCTGTGTTCACCATCGAAGGTGACGCCATCTTGCTAGGCCCAACGCCTGAGTCTAACTATGTGTTGGACAACATTTACTACGCACGGTTTCCATCAATCATTACCAACTCAACCAATTGGTTGATGACTAACCATCCAAATATTTACCTGTTCGCAACATTGATCGAGGCGTTTTTATACACGCAGAACTCAGAGCAAGCAGCAGTGTTCACACAGCGCTACATGCAAGGCGTTGACCAACTCCAGCAACAGGACGACAGGGCTACTCATAGCGGCTCTGCACTTCGCGTAAAGGTGATTTAAGTGTCCATTGAAACCGCAACAGACGTTACCCAGCTAAATGCCTCTTATCCGGCAGTTGGCGACCCTATCGGCCAAGGCGATGACCATATCAGGCTGATCAAAAGCACGATTCTCTACACCTTTGCAGGCGCTACATCTACCGGAGTAACCGGGTTCAACGTAGCAACCCAGGCGCTAGGCAATAACACCACGCTCGCAGCATCTACGGCCTTTGTGAGTGCAGGAATCGCTGCTGCTGCGTTCTCAACTGTTCTTCCGAGTCAATCGGGAAATGCAGGGAAGTTTGTCACCACAGACGGCAGCAATGCAAGCTGGCAATCAGTACCGGCAGCAGGGCAGGACATTTACTTACAAGTCAATTTCAAGGGGCTATAAATGGCAATGACAGCGACTCCGGTGTTTGCTCAAACACCAAAAACATACATCGCAACTCTGACAAGCCCAACGGCTATTACAAGTAGAGCGAACATCACCGGCACAACTGGCCTAGTCAAGCTCACAGACACCACAACAAACGGTTTCCGGCTGGACAACATCACAGTAAAGGCCAAAGAGACAACCGTAGCCGGTACGGTGTGCGTTTGGATTTACAACGGAACGACCTCTTTTCTCTGGAAAGAGATCGCAGTCTCAGCGGTAACAGCTTCTACAACTGTTGCATCGTTTGAGTCCTCTACAGACTTTGAGGCTACCAACCTTGAGCCTACAGAGCAGTATTACATCAGCTCCACGATAGACCAAGACTTCAACGTCTTTGCAAATGGAGCGGCCTGGTAATGGCTGGCGCATTCGACTACGGTATAGCCGCACCGGGCGCAAAGCCGAAGCGGATTAGGGACTACACAACAGGTACTGGGACATACATCCCCACGGCAAACAACGCACGTTGCTATGTTGAGTTACAGGGTAGCGGCGGCGGCGGCTCCAACAGCGTGGTTGCTGCTGGCGGCGCTGGTGCCAAGATTGGGTTTTGGTGCCTTGTCCCAATCGCTGGATTGACCTACACCGTGCCAGCAGGCGGCGCAGTCAACACAGACGGCGGCAAAGCATCGTTTGGCACCATGTCCGCGCAAGGTGGCAAGGCTGGTAGCTCTGTTTCGAGCATTACTTCGGGTGCTGGTGGTTTGGTTGGTGCTATTGCTGGCGCTTCCAATGGCTCCACGGCAACACTCGCAACGGCTGGCATCCCAGACGCATACCCGGGTGGCGCTGGCGGCGATGACGTAAACGCTGGCAACTTGGTTGGGTTCCCTGCAAACAACAACGCAGTCGCAGCACCAGCACTTGGCTTTGGTGATTACGTGGCAAACAACGGCCAAGGTGTTGGTTCTGGTGGGGATTCTTTCTTCGGCAAGGGCAACCCATCCAATACAGCTCCCGTAGCAACTGCCTACGGAGCAGGCGGCGGCTACTTCCAAGCCGGCTCCCCTGGTCTTGTCCGAATTTACGACTACGGAGCATAAGCAATGCGATACGGAAAACTGATTGATGACGTCATTGATGTTGTAGTCGATTGCGCACATAAGCCCGGCCCCGAGTTGGGCGAGTGGGTTGAGTGTGGCGACGCTGGGCCAGGGTGGACACATAGCAACGGAGTATTTACAGGGCCATCGCAACGCCAAGGGCGAAGGTTTGCAATCAATGCACGCTTGCAAGAAATTGACGCGCTGACAGATAGACCACGCACGCGCCGAGAACTGCAACTCAATAAAGCATCCACCGAGGAATGGCTTCAAACGCTTGATGAAGAAGCCGACGCATTGCGCGAAGAACTCAAAACATTGGCTCCAGAGCGTTCCAGAAACTCAGCCGCACGTTCTGGCGGTGGTGGCGGTCCACTTGAACCGGCTTAACTTGGCTGCGGCTTTGCTCTTTATCGGGGCAAGCCGTAACTATGGATGGATGTTGGTAGACCCTGAGTTTCGAGGTGTTGCCAGCAAAGCACTTGGAGCGATGGCTGCACTCTGCCTAATCGCAATCATCGCTTATCACTGTTCAAGCAAATGGGTTTTGCTGGTTTCTGCTGCCTACGGGTTTGAAGAGCTACAAACTGCGGCTTGCTCAGTCATGTATTTGGTTGAGCCTTGGCCCGTAGAGGTCGGCCAGTCAATTTGCAGCGCTCGCATCGGGTTTGATGTTGGCGCTGTTGGGATATTTGTCGTTGGATTACTTGCATACAAACTTGCAAACGTACTCGGAGCTAAGTGAATGTCAGAAGCACAAAAACCCATGTCGATTGAAGTGCTGGACACACATTTGGAGTACATGCGCAAGGACATACAAACAGTCTTGCGGGAAATGTCCAACATGGCGACGACTGACGACATAAAGAAGCTAAGCGACCGAATGGATAAATTTGTCACAACAGACAGATTTGATGCACTAGAGAAGAAAGTGGACGCTAGTTCGCTCGGTAGTTCGTTTGATCGTGGCTTGTCCATGATTACCAGAATCAGCGCTGCCATAGCCGCATTAATGGCAATGGTAGGCATTGGCGTTGCAGTAGTCCGATTCTTTGACAGCATCAAGGCGGTAATTTAATGCTTGCAAACATTGACAACTGCGGAACCGGCTTGAATGCCGACTTGACCCCGGAAGAAATGGGCAATGGTGTCTGGTCTGCTGCGTCAAATATGCGGTTTAACAATGGCTATGCCGAGCGCTTCAAGGGCACGGCGCAAGTGTTTAACACACCTTCCGTCACGCCTTACTTCATCGCGCCATACACGACAGCGGCTGCACGCTATTGGATTCACGCAGGGCTAAACGCTGTTTATGCAGACGACGGCACCACACGTACAGAGATCACCGGGACGGCCCCCACAGGCACCGTAGACGACCGCTGGACGGGTGGAAGTATCAACGGCGTCTGGATTATGAACAACGGCGCAGACGTTCCTACATACTGGAATGGCGACACCGGCACAGACCTTGCAACTATTGGAGGTTGGGATTCCTCATGGCGTGCCAATGCCATGCGCCCATTCAAGAATTTCATTATTGCAATGGGCATCACCAAAGGGTCTACAAAGTACCCAAATATGCTCAAGTGGTCCCGAGCGTTGGACCCCGGCGCAATCACTGCTGCTGGCGATTGGGACGAGTCAGACCCCGCGATTGAAGCTGATGAACGCGACGTTGCAGAAACCCCTGATCTGCTGGTAGACGGTCTGCCAATGGGGGATAACTTCATTGTCTACAAAGAGCGCTCAATGTACGCCCTTACAGACATTGGCCCACCATTTACATTCCGGCTACAAAGGCTACCCGGAGAAACCGGAATGCTGGCCCGTGGATGTGGTGTTAACACTCCGCTGGGCCATGTCGTTTTGACTGCTGGTGATGTAGTCCTGAACACTGGTCAAAGCGTTAACTCCATAGCAAACGGCATTGTTCGGGATTTCATATTCAAGAACATCAGCATAGACAATTACAAACGTTCTTTTGTCACCAGCAACCCACAAAAGAATGAAGTGTGGGTGTGCTTCCCATACGGCACCACGACTACTTGCAATAAGGCATGCGTCTGGAATTGGATTGACAAATCTTGGTCTATCCGCGAACTGGCTAACGTCACATATGGCGCGTTTGGCCAGATCAACTACACATCATCTGCAACAACTTGGGCGTCGCTCGGGACCGCCGGAACAACATGGGCAACCATTGGCAGCACTTGGGACGAAAACGAATACTCGCCAGCCGAAGCGCGGCTATTGATGACGCATACAACGCCATACATCAGCCTTCAAGACTCTGGGACAAGTGATTTCGGAAGCCTGATAACTGCCAGCCTAGAGCGCACCGGCATGCACATGGGCGACCCGTACACGATCAAACTTGCCAAGTCGCTTTATCCACGTATTGACGGTGTATCGGGTGCAACGGTGTCTATCCAGTTCGGTGCATCCATGTACGCAGATGAATCCCCAACTTGGGGACCAGTGCAGACCTTCACCATTGGGCAGTCTCAAAAAATTGACTCCATGATTTCCGGCAGGTTCCTAGCTGTGCGGCTCTCCAACTCTGACTTTTACCCGTGGCGTATCAAGTCGTTCGGGGTTGAGTACACAAACGGAGGGCTGTATTAATGGCTCGATATACCCCCGGCAATGTGCCAACAGACCCGGCAGCAATCCCCGAGTTTTTGCGCAACGAGTTTGCCAAGATTTCCCAGGCACTTGATACCCCAGACGAGCGCATCACATTTCAAACCCTCTACGCAGCTCCTAAGAAGTTCGGAGAGGGAACAACAGTCAAGGCAGACGGAACAACATGGGACCCGGGCTCTGGGGCAGGAACTTACCAATATCGCGGCGGCGCGTGGCGGCTTTTAGGATAAGGAGACAACATGGCAGTAGATGCAAATAACCCTTGGGCTGGAGACATTCAGCTACAAGGCGGGGTACTCACACAGCAAGCGATCAAAGATTTCTTTGCTTCCAATCCCAACTCACAGCAAGTTTTGCAGCGTGCGTCCCAACTGGGCATGACGCAGGACCAACTGCGCCAAGCTGTAAACAGTGCTGGGTTGCTTTTTGACAATGGCAACATGGCAAGCCCATCGATGAATGGCGCAGGCGGTAGGCAAGGTCTGTACAACCAGTACACCAACAGCTTATGGACCGGCGATGATGGCTACGGCCTTGATAGCTACGGAATGGCCGGAGGCAATGCGCGAATCGTTGCGGGTACAGGTCACAACATGGCAGACATGGGCGGTGGCGCGGGGCAGTGGCAAGAGTACGGCACAGGCGCTGCTGGTGGCGGCGGTGGTGGCGGCTACAGCGGCGGTTCTAGTGGCGGCAATCTCGGCATGGGGGGTGGATCCGGCGGCGGTGCTCAAGGTCAATCTCAAGGCGGTCAAAACCCGTACTTGCAGGGCATGGGGCAGAACATCACCAACCAGATGACGGAGAACTTCACCCGCAATCAACTACCAGCCTTACGCGCTGGCGCAAGGGTTGCAGGCGCTGTAGGTTCTGCGCGTCAAGGTGTTGCAGAAGCTAACGGCCTGAACGACTTGAACCGTGGAATAGGTCAAAACCTGACAAACTTGTACGGCCAAGACTGGACAAACTCGCAGAATAGAAACCTGCAACAACAGTCGATTAACAACAGCTACGACCTTGGGTTGCGTTCCAACGATCTTGGCTATGCCAACTTGGACAGCAATAACCAGCAGTTCGGCGCTAACTACGGTCTGAACGTGATGAACGCGCAAAACAATTGGGCGCAGCAAGGCGTTCAAGCTGCAAACGGCATTCAAAACGCACCAATTGATTACTCGCGCTACTTCAACGGCCAAACCTCGCAAATGGCAGGGCAGGGCGGCACACAAACCAACACGCAGAACAACCCCGGCAATCCTTGGCTGGGGGCTCTCGGCGGCGCTCAGTTGTTCAATAGCTGGCTCAATCCAACACGGGGTTAAAACATGGCAACACGTCAAACATACGAAGAGTTTTTGCGCACCGTTCGCCCCGAGCAATTGGGCGCTGATGGCCGATTTCTTGGTCCACAGTCTGGAACCGCCTATTACGCAGAAGGGCTAACCCCGCAAGACTTCTATAACGCGCACTTCAATGACCAGCGCGATACAGGCCGATTTACCGGCTCTGGCGACAACATGCAGGCCGAAATGGAAAGCGCAGGCCCCGTGTCCGCTGACTGGACAGAAGGCCCGACAGGCAATCGCGGGTTGTTCGGTGGTGTCTCGGACATGCTGACCAACAAAAAGACATTGATGGGCCTGCTGGCAATGGGCGGCATCGGAGCCTTGAGCGGTGCATTTAGCGGCGCTGGTGCTGCGGCTGGCGCTGGCGAAGCTGCTGGATTCTCCGGCATCGGCGGTACTGGCGGCGCTGCTGGCCTTGGCTCTGGTACGGCTCTGGGTGGCGCTGAGTTGGCAGGCGCGGCTGGCGCTGGTGATATTGCGGCTCTGACCGGAAACCAGATCGCGGCATTGTCCCCGGCGGCAACTGGTAGCGGCTTTTCGTTCGCTGTACCCGAGGCAATGAACAGCGCGGTAGGTCTTGACCTTGGCGGCATTGCTACTACAGCGGCTCCAGAAGCTGCGTTTGCTGGCATAGGCGGAACAGGTGGCGCGGCTGGTGTTGGTTCCGGCACTGCCTTGGGTGGTGCTGGTACTGCCGGTGGAGCTAGTGGCGGCGGTTTGCTTGGAAGGGCGGCTAATTACCTTTCAAACCCAAGCAACCTTTTGCAACTTGGCGGTACAGCATTGGGCGCATTAGGCGGCGCAGCAGCAAGCCGCGACAGCACAACAGGCAACAGCAGCAGCCGCGATCCTTGGGGGCCTGCACAGCCTTATCTGCGCGACCAACTAGCCACCAATGCGGCAATGGCCGAACACTATCGCGCCAACCCGTTTAGCGAACTGCAACAACAGCAGTATCAGGGCTTGTTTAACACCTTGGCAAACAACCAAGCCAACGCACCGGGATTGCTTGCCAATGCTTCTAGCTTCGGACAGAGCAGCCGTGGACGCATGCCAGCAATGCAGGGCCTGTTATCTGGCACGCAGGCGGCTCCTATCAACTGGTCGGCATATCAAAACATCGGACGCAGGGGATAAGCATGGCAGGACTTTTGGACTTCCTAAACACAGCAGAGGCTCAAGCCGGTCTAGGTCTTCTGGCTGCTGCTGGCCCACGCTCAGACGGCGCAGGCTTCGGGCAACGCATGATCGAAGGGTTAGGCCAAGCTGACCGCTGGAAAGCGCAACAGGCAGCGGCCAAGCGTGCAGAAATGCAAGACCAAATGGCGCAGATGCAGATGGCACAGCAGCAGCAACGTCTTGCAATGGAGCAGGACGCAATGAAGCGACAGGCTACCGACGAATCTGCTGTGCGTGGCGCTGTAGCTTCTGGACAGTTTGACCCACGCATGTTCCTGCAAGGCAACCCACAAGCAAGCCTAGGCGCTCTTAAGCAGGCAATGGAGTACAACTCCATGCTGAACCCAGAGCCGAAGGAGCGAACCCTTAGCCCAGGCCAAGTGGTCTACAAGGGCGATAAGCAGATTCTTGCGGTTCCAAAAGAATCTGAGTTGCCGACCTCTGTTCGTGAGTTCCAGTATGGCATGGCTAATCCTGACTTTAATAATTGGCAGCTTGCGCAGAAAAAGGCAGGCGCTACAAACGTCACCACCAAGATAGAGAACAAGATGGGCGAGGGTCTTGCGGCTCAAGTTGGCCCAATGGTGAAAGACACCTACCAAGCGGCACAAGGCGCAGTTCAGCAAATCGACGCAGCCAAGCGAATTGTGCAGGCCGTAGACAGCGGCAAGATCATCGCTGGGCCACTAGCTGGTGGGCGTTTGAAAGTTGCCCAGGTAGGCCAGATGCTTGGGGTTAGCGGCAAAGATGACGCGGAAACCATCGCCAACACACGGCAAGTCATTCGCGGCCTTTCAGAAATGACGCTGCAAGGTCGCAAGCAAATGACAGGGCAGGGCGCGATTACAGAGAGCGAAGGCAAGCTAGCAGAAAAAGCCAATTCTGGCGACATTGCAGATTTAACACCGGCAGAAATTCGGCAATTGGCAAACGCATCGGCTCGGGCTTCCAAGTTCATTTATGGGCAACACCAGCAGAATTTGCAGGAACTGCAAAGCAACCCAGGCACAGCGGGTCTTTCTAAGTTCTACCGCGTTGCACCAATGCCAGACTTCAATTTTGAACAGCCTGCACCAGTGCAATCGCCGGGCTGGAGCATCAAACCAGTAGGCGGTAAATAATGCCAACATTTGAAATTACCTCTCCTGATGGCCGCAAGTTTCAGGTAACGGCACCAGATGGCGCTTCTCAAGAAGAGATATTGAAGTATGCGCAGTCAAACATGCCTGACCCTGCTGTTGCGGCTGGCAAAACAATAAACAGCATCCCTAGGCAAATTGGCCTAACGGCGCGATATGGACTAGAGGGTGCTGGAGAGGCTGCGCAAATCCTTTCCGAGCCAATCCGAGCAATTACGGACCGTCTATCCGGCTTCACCGGCAGAACTAAACCTGCTGGAGAGTTGGCAGGCCAATTTGCTGATTACATCGGTTTGCCAAAGCCAGAAACACCGACAGAGCGCACAGTGGCTAACGCTACAAAGCTAGTAGCTGGCACGGGTGCAACTATGGGCGTTGGGGGCATTGCGCAAAAAGGCTCCGGCATGCTTGGTAAAGTTGGAGAGTTTCTGACCCAGGCACCAATTAGCCAATTGTCGGCGGCTGGTGGCGCTGGTTTGGCAGGCGGGGCATCTAAAGAAGCTGGCGGTTCTACTGGTCAGCAGGTTGTAGCGTCTGCGCTTGGTGGTCTTGGTGGTGCTGGATTGGCTTCGCTTGGCGGCGCTGCAATCAACTCAGCCAAATCGCTGAAAAATGCCATGATGACTCCGCAGCAGATGGATTTGCGGATTGCTGGTGTTCTGGAGAAGTCGGGCGTCGATTTCTCTCAGGTTCCCGAGCGCGTAAAGCAATCACTTCGCGCAGAACTATCAGGCGCATTGAAAGCAGAGCAGGAACTAGATCCGGCTGCTGTTAGCCGATTGCTGGCCTTCAAAGAATCCGGATTGACGCCTACACGGGGCATGGTGTCGCAGAACCCGGTTCAGATCACGCGAGAAATGAACCTAGCCAAGATGGGCGCTAACTCTGGCGATGAGGCATTGCAAGGGTTGGCGCTTATCCAGAACCAGAACAACGCCAAGCTGATTAGCAACCTGAACGGCATGGGCGCTGCAAATGGCAACCTGAGCAATGCAGGCAATACGCTCACATCCTCAATTGTGGGACGTCAATCTGGCTTGCGCGATGCAGAGCAAGCTGCATGGGACGCAGCAAAAGGATCGGCAGGCTACAAACAACCTATCGCATCCGGCGTATTGAGCGACATTAACAAGGCGCTGGATTCAGAAGGAATGATGCCCTTTATGAACCCACAAATTAGCAGGTACATGGAGGCATTCCAAACAGGCCAGCCATTCACCCCGCAGGCTTATCGGAATCTGCAATCCATGCTATCCCGTGAAACCATGAAGGGCGGGAACGAGGGCGCAGCGGCAAGCATGGCGGCACGCATCTTGCGCGATGGCGAACTGAAACCGGCAGGATTTCAAAACCCGCAAAACTTGCCAGTATCGCAAGGCATGGCGGCTGGCATGCGTGCGGCTGATGGCGCATCAACAGAGGCCATAGACGCTGTAAACAGGGCCAGAGGCGCGACACGTCAGGCATACGCCTACGAGGATTCGTCGCCACTGGTTAGGAGCGTCTTAGGTGATGGCAGGGCAAGCGACCCGGACCGTATCGCCAAGAGCTACATCATCGGCGGCACAACCAGAGAGGCGGCAGAAGTTGTGCAACAGGTTGGACCTAGCAACATTGGGCCGATCAAGGACGCAATTCTTTCGCACTTGAAAAAGCAGGCGGTGAATGGCGCAGATGATGAGGTTGCAAAGTTCTCGCAATCTGCCTTCAATAAGGCGCTGCGTGATATGGGACAGGAAAAATTGTCTCTGTTCTTTTCGCCAGAAGAACTAAAAGCCTTGACCACAAATGGCAGGGTGGCGGCATTGATGCAGTCTCAGCCTGTTGGCTCTGCTGTGAATAACTCTAACTCCGGCGCTTTGTTGCTTGGGCGTGGGTTGGACGCAATAAACAAAATGCCAGTACTTGGCCCAATGTTCGGACCAGCTTTGAAAAACATTGATGCAAGCGTGCAAACGCGCAGGGCGCAAAACGTATTGCCTGGACTACTGGCAGAGCAACCACGTCCACCGTGGCTTGGTGGCTTTGTCGGTCCAGGCGTTGCGATGGGTGGCTTACTTGCCGCGCCAAGCTCGAATTAAAGCCAGTATGCACAAAGCGATGACTAGCCCGAGAGCACTTGGGTTCATGGATTCCATCCCCGCATTCTAGTAACTCTAGAGGAATAAGCAATGAACTGGTTTGACCAATGTTTTGACAAGCTAATTGCCCACGAAGGCGGCTACAGCAACGACGCAAAAGACCCCGGAGGAGAAACAAACTTCGGCATATCGAAACGCGCCTACCCGCAGGTGGACATTAAAAACCTGACCCGCGATGCAGCCAAGCAAATCTACAAGCGAGATTACTGGGACCGAGCGCAGTGCGACAAGCTACCGCCAACGCTTGCTTACCTGCTATTTGACGCAGCGGTAAACAGCGGCATTGGGCAGGCCATACGCTTCCTACAACGCGCCCTAGGCGTGGCAGATGATGGCGTATTAGGGCCGCTAACTCTGTCAATGGTTTCTCGCGCAGATGCGGAGTCGATATGCGCACGGTTTATCGGGCAGCGGCTGGACTTTATGACGCGCCTGTCAACCTTTGATTACTTCGGCAAAGGCTGGTCCCGCAGGCTGGCAGATCAACTCAAGGGGCTGTAATGAACTGGCTAGACACACTAAAAGCACTTGCGCCCACCGTCGCCACGGCGCTGGGTGGCCCCCTGGCTGGCGCGGCGGTGTCTGCGCTGGGGTCTATCCTTGGCGTTGAGCAACCCACGCAGGACAGCATCGCCAGGTTGTTCAAGGATGGGCAACTGAGCCAAGAGCACTTGGCCGAAATCCGCAAGCTGGAACTGGACTACCAGAACCAGGAAAAGGAGCGCGGGTTCAAGTTCGCGGAATTGGAGTTTAAGAACCAGGACAGCGCACGGCAAATGCAGATAAGCACCCACAGCAAAATGCCAGCGGTGCTTACCGTGCTTGTGACGCTGGGATTCTTTGGCATTCTGAGCCTGCTGTTCCTGCACCCCGAACTCAAGGGCAACGAGATTGTGATGGTGATGGTCGGCCAGCTATCGGCAGTATGGGCTGGGTGCGTTAGCTTCTACACTGGCACGACTTTTGGAAGTGCCAATAAAAACGCGCTGCTGGCTGGGAAGTAAGTCACGCCTTCTCCCCTTGTGCTGCAATGGCGGAGTCACTAGTGTTTAGTGCTGTGATGATCTCTTGGTATGCGTCAGACGACTCCATCCCCATGCTTAAAAGCAAAGCCTCTGCGGTTTCCAGCGCACCCTTAACCCGCTCCAGCTCTTCGCGCAACCCTTCGGTGTCGGGCGGGGCAAGATACAGCGGCTCTACAGTCTTCCCGTCCATATCACCTAGCTCGCTTTCCCAGTACAAATCTTGAGACTGAGCAGCAGGGTCATACACGGTGTATGCGAACGGCTCCACAGGCGCATCGAGCGCGGCGCGTAGTTCTGCGATGGCGTCTGTGTGCGAGCATTCGACAGCGAACTTGTTGTGATGCACTATTTGTCGCTTGACTTTCTCCAGCGCATCAAGTGCCTTCTTCATTGCTTGCTTGCTCATTTAATATCTCCGTCATAAGTCACCATCGTTAGCAACAACAATAGCCACGTC